GAGGTGAAGGTGGATAAAGAGGATCTGGACAAGGATTATACCACTGTAAGAGAGAACCTGAAAGACATAGTTAAAAGAGGAAACGAAGCAATTGATGGTATTATGCTGGTTGCTTCTGAAACCCAATCGCCCAGAGCATATGAAGTAGTTGCAACTTTGATTAAAAGTGTGTCTGACGCAAATAAAGATTTGCTGGATCTTCACAAGAAGATAAAAGAAATAAAGAAAACAGAAATAGATGCTTCTACGACTAATGTCACCAACAATTCTTTGTTTATTGGAAGCACATCGGAACTACAAAAACTACTTAAAGGCAAATCGAGAGAGATAGACGAAACGAGCATAGCAGATGAGTAATTCTTATCTCGGAAACGATAATCTAAAAGCAGCAGGAGTCAAGGTAAACTTCACTCCAGAGCAAGTAGAAGAATATGTAAAATGTTCTCAAGATCCTGTATACTTCATAAGAAAGTACATAAAAATTATCAATCTCGACAAGGGTTTGGTAAACTTCAATATGTACAAGTTTCAGGAAAATATGGTCAACACCATACACAACAACAGATTTACCATAGCAAAACTTCCTCGTCAGTCTGGTAAATCGACCACTGTTGTTTCATATATCCTACATTACATCTTGTTCAATCCAGAAGTAAATGTGGCAATTTTGGCACACAAGCAGGAAATTGCTCGTGAATTATTAAGCAAACTAAAAGTCGCTTACGAATATTTACCAAAATGGTTACAGCAGGGAGTAGTAGAATGGAACAAAGGATCAATTGTTCTTGAAAACAAATCCAAGGTTAAAGCATCTGCGACCTCATCTTCAGCCATTCGTGGTGGTTCTTTCAACCTGATCTTCTTGGACGAGTTTGCGTATGTACCACCTAATATCGCAGATGACTTCTATGCGTCTGCCTACCCAACCATTTCGTCTGGTACAGACACCAAGGTGTTGATCTTCTCTACACCGAATGGATTGAATATGTACTATAAGATTTGGACGGACGCAGAGGAAAAAAGAAACTCCTTTGTACCTATTTCCGTTCACTGGTCCGATCTACCAGGTCGTGATGCAAACTGGAAAAAGCAGCAGATCTCCAACACATCCGAAGAACAGTTTAGAGTAGAATATGAATGCGATTTCATAGGCTCTACAAATACCCTTATTGCTGCTACTAAACTGAAAAGTATGGCATATAAGAGTCCATTATCAAAGAATGATCAAGGTTTGTCAATATACGAATACCCCCAAAAAGATCACATTTATGTGATGACTGTGGATACTTCCAGAGGAGTGGGGTTTGATTATCATGCTTATATTGTCATAGACATCACAACAATTCCGTATAAAATTGTTGCTACTTTTAAAAATAATGAAATGTCTCCTATGATATATCCTAATGCAATCTACCCAATTGCACAGAAATACAACGATGCTTATGTTTTGGTGGAAATAAACGACATAGGTGGACAGATTGCGGACATACTATACAACGAACTTGAATATGAAAATATGCTAATGTCGTCTTTTCGTGGCAGAAAAGGACAGACTTTGGATGGAGGATTTGGCGCCTCTCAGACACAATTAGGAGTCAGAACCACAAAACCCATAAAAAGAATAGGATGCTCTCTGCTGAAAAGCATGATAGAGGACGACAAATTAATCATAAGTGATATAAATATAATACAGGAACTAGTTACATTTGTTGCCAGATCTACTTCGTATGAAGCAGAAACTGGACATAACGATGACTTGGTAATGTGTATGGTGCTTTTCTGTTGGTTGACTACTCAGGGCTATTTCAAAGATCTAACCAACATGGATATAAGAAAAACCTTATTTGAAGCGAAGTTGAAAGAACTTGAGGACGAGATAGTTCCTTTTGGTTTTATTGAAAATGGACAGGAAGATACTACTGAAATAGACAACAAAGGAAATGTTTGGCGTTTAGAACAATACTGAGAAAATTCTAAATTATACATAAAACTAGTAAACTATTTCAAAAAGTATTGAAGCGATTTTGATAAAATATCAAAGGAGAATACCAAAATGGCATTTCAAATCAGTCCAGGCGTAGTAGTAACAGAAAAAGATCTGACACTTATTGTGCCAGCAGTTGCCACAACACCAGCAGGATACTGCGGTGCTTTCAAATGGGGTCCAGTTGACGAACCAACACTATTGGCAAGCGAAAGAGATCTTCTAAAGTTTTTCGGAAAACCAGCATATGAACCAGAGTACGCAAGATATTGGTTTATTGCTCAGAATTTCTTGGAATATGGAACAAATCTTAGAGTAGTAAGAGTAATTCAAGATGGAGATTTGACTGCCAGTTCTACTGGTGTTGGTATATCGAACATCTATAACGATGCATCCTATACCAATAATTTTGCTAGTCACACGGCAAAAGGTCCTTGGTGTGCTCGCTACCCAGGCGAATTAGGAGATAGTCTCAAGGTAGTTGTTTTAGACTATTATCCACACTCCACACCAACAGATCTTGTAGCAGACGAAGAGGAATATGCAGATTATATTGATAATTTTGACGACATTCCTGGCACATCTGTATGGGCACAAAGCATAGGTGCAACAAGTGCTAAGGATGAAATCCATATTCTTGTTATAGACGCCGGAGGTGCTTTCAGCGGAACAGCAGGAACTGTTCTTGAAAGATTCTCATTCTTGTCTAAAGCAAGAAATTCAAGAAATCAAGACGGAAGGTCAAACTATTATGTTGATGTAATTAACAGCAGATCAGAATACATCAGATGGCTTTCCAAACCATCGACATTTGGTGGTGCAGGAGAAGGAACTCTAGAATGGGGCACCGACCTCGACATCTCTAGCACAGATTCTTATAAAGTTATTGCCGGCGGTATTCTCAAAACATCTCTTAGTGGTGGTGCAGTTGAAGACATAGAAAACACTTTAGATGCAGTTGAAGGTGATTGCGCTCAAGCATTTGAAGACAACTTCTTAAGTGGTGAAGAAATTGATGTAAGTATTCTCATAGCAGGACCTATGCGCGCTTCACATGCACAAAAGGTAATAGAAGTTGCAGAATCTAGAAAAGACTGTGTTGCATTTGTTTCTCCAACAAGCAGTGGTGCAGATCCTCACAACATGGATGGATTTGGTTTAACTGATGTTCTTCAATATAGAGACGATCTTCAAATATCTTCATCTTATGGAGTAATGGATTCTGGATATAAGTTACAGTACGATTCTTACAATGACCGTTATCTTTTTGTTCCACTAAATGGTGATATTGCTGGCGTAACGGTAAGAACCGATACAGAAAGAGATCCTTGGTTCTCTCCCGCAGGAACCAGTAGAGGTAGAATCAAGGGCGTAGTTCGCCTTGCTTATAACCCAGGCAAGACAGATCGTGATGAACTTTATAAGAAACAAGTAAATCCAGTTGTGTCTTTCCCAGGCGAAGGTCCAGTTCTTTTCGGAGACAAGACTCTTCTCAACAGACCCTCTGCATTTGATCGTATAAATGTTCGTCGTTTGTTCATAGTATTGGAGAAAGCAATCTCTACCGCATCCAAGTTTATTCTCTTCGAGTTCAACGATGAAATTACAAGAAATCAGTTCCGCTCTATCTGCGAACCATTCCTCAGAGAAGTTCGTGGTCGTAGAGGTATTACAGATTTTGCTGTAGTTTGTGATGAAACTAACAACACACCACAAGTTATAGATTCTAATGGATTTGTTGGTGACATTTTCATCAAACCAACTAGATCTATCAACTTTATTCAGTTGAATTTCATAGCAACACCAACTGGAGTTTCTTTCTCCGAAGTAACGGGCGCTTAAAATATAAATAAATAAAACACAAAAGGAGAAAATATGTCACAAGCATACTTAGGAATTGATAGATTCATTAGTGATTTTGATGGTGGTTCTAGACCAACACTCTATAGAATTTCTGCTACTGTAGATGGTAATCCTCAAAAAATTCAGAGATTGAATTTTTATGCGAAAGCCGCTGCTCTACCAGGCTCTACATTAGGTGAAATAGTAGTTCCATATATGGGTCGTCAAGCAAAAGTTCCAGGCGATAGAACTTTCGAAGATTGGACTATTACTGTAATAAATACAGAAGATTTTGATATACGCGAGAGTTTAGAAAAATGGAATCGCTATTATAATGGTGTAGTCAACAACATGGTTGGAGATGAAACTGGTAATAACGCAAACATAACCACAGGAAAATTCTGGGGTCATGTTACTAACTCTTCTTTAAGAGTAGAACAGTTTAATAGAAAAGGAGAAGTTGTAATGACTTATCTTCTAATAGGCGCTTTTCCAAAAGAAGTAGCATCTATGG